GCTGACCGGACAGGGTAAGAAATAGAAACAGCGCTGACTCGGCGGAATAGCCGGTCACCTTCGACCAGAATCACTGGTCATCTTCGGCGGAATACTCACCCAAGCCGTTTGCATGCCTAGGTTCACGTAAAACAAGAGATCTAGGCCGCGTCTCGCCGTTCGGCGCGGCATGCCTTCGGGCGCGAATCTGACAATTTGCTGCTTGCATCACAAGTTTTTTGCTGCATTTACAAATTGAATGATGTCCGAAATGGAATCGAACGCGCCTGATAAAAGATGTGCTCCTGAAATCGAAAATTTATCTTCATAGGTGACTTGGAGGGGTTAGATATTGAAGACAGTACGGCAATTGTGCCGTTGGAGTTAGGCGCTACAGATGAAAGACTGGATTTTGGAAAATCACCCACCCGGGACATCGGCGCCTGCCGGGGGATTTCGGCCGTCACCCAAATCGGGGTTTGCGAAAGCGGTCACAGTTTTACATTTCGCACCTCGTTTTGATCGCAAATCCGCATTGGATGTTTTTTGATGTCCGACAGCAGTGTATTTCAGCTGAGTGTGGAGAATCGTGGTGAATGAATTAGCCGTCGAATATTTACCGCCGGACGACCTCGTGCCGTATTCGGCCAATGCCCGCCAGCACTCGGCCGAGCAACTGCGCCAAATTGCCCGAAGTATTTCGGAGTTCGGCTTTGTAACGGCGGTGGTCGTGGACGCACAAAACCGGGTTATCGCGGGTCACGGCCGACTTTTGGCCGCCAAAACCCTGAAGCTCGCCCGAGTCCCTGTGGTGCGGATCACGCACTTAACCGAAACGCAGCTTCGCGCCTACCGGCTCGCCGACAATAAAATTGCCGGAAACGCCACCTGGGATGATGGGCTTTTGCGGGTCGAGCTCGACTTTCTCATGAGCCCAGAGGTGAATTTCGATGTGGACCTGACGGGTTTTAGCACCCCAGAAATCGACGTCCTCATCGGCGATGAAGCTTCCGCGGTATCCGAACCCCCACTTCCCGATGGCTTCGAATCAATGCCGGTCATCTCTCAATTCGGCGATATCTGGCAGCTAGGTCGCCACCGGGTTGCGTGCGGGGATAGCCGGGACCCTGCGCTCCTGGCCGCGCTCATGGAGGGCGAGAAATCGGCGATGGTCTTTACAGACCCACCGTACAACGTGTCGATCGGCGGCATGGTCAGTGGGCTGGGCCAACACTGCCACGAGGAATTCAAAATGGCCTCCGGCGAGATGTCTTGCGCCCAATTCACCGCGTTTTTAAAAGAATCCCTCAGTGCGGCCCTGAGCACGTGCGCCGCGGAGGCGCTCATTTATGTGTGCATGGACTGGCGGCACATCCGGGAGCTTTCCGAAGCCTATGGGGCACTGGGTCTTAGGCTCTTAAACCTCGCCGTTTGGGTCAAAACGAACGCGGGGATGGGCTCGCTTTATCGAAGTCAGCACGAGCTCGTGTTTGTCTTGAAAAAGGGCCACGCCTCACACGCCAATAATGTTGAGCTCGGACGCCACGGACGCTATCGGACGAACGTTTGGCAGTACGCCGGTATGAATGCGTTCGGGAAGGAGCGCGAAGCAGCCCTTGCCGTTCACCCGACGGTAAAGCCCATTGCCCTCGTCATGGATGCGATTAAGGACGTCACCGCACACGCAGATATCGTTTTTGATGGCTTTTTAGGATCCGGCACTACGGTGCTCGCCGCACAAAAAACCCACCGTCGCGGCTATGGGATTGAGCTTGTGCAGGATTTCGAGTGATTGGACCCCCCTGATTTCGTCGGAATGGGACCACCCGATTTCGGGGTAATGGACCCACCCGATTTCGTCCCAATGGGACCACCGGCCGGAGCTGCTTTTCGACCCTGAGCGGCGCGTGTGATTACGCGTCGTGCAGGCTCCAGGAGCGCGACGGCGATGACTTCACAGATTGGTCGATTTTCCAGGATAGCTTCGGTCCGGGTCCTCCCCGATCGTCGCTCCTGGGCCGTCTGCGGCGGTCGGTTTTACGCCATCACTGCCAAAAACCGGGCTTCGGCCCGCTCATACCGCAATCCAGTACCGTCGTGGCACTACACGCACGGGAGAGCTGGATGGCGCGAAGGAAGCTGACGGTGGATAGACACGAGGAAATCAAACGCCGCCTGGCCGACGGACGAAGCCTGCGGGAGATCGCCACCGCCTTGGGTTGCTCACGACGCCTGGTGCGCCAGATCCGCGACGGCGAGCGTCTGACGCACGAGACGGCGGCGAGTGCTGATCCGCTGTGGATGTCGCAGCTCGAATGGCCGGCGATCATCCACGAGCTCGGGCTCGGACACCCGATGAAATTTATCTGGGAGGAGCGCGCGAAGGCGCTCATCACCTACCCGAATTTCTGGAAGCAGTTTTATCGCAAGTTCCCGCAGTACCGCGAGGCGACGATAACTGCCCGCGAATTTGAGCCCGGCGAACGCGTTGAGGTCGATTACGCCGGCGATCCGATCGAGTGGTACGAGATCAAGACCGGCGAGATCCACAAAGCCTACGTGTTCGTCTCAGGGCTCGGCTTTAGTCAATTACTCTTTGCCTGGGCGGCCGAGGACATGAAAAGCCGTAACTGGCTCGGCTGTCACCGGCGGATGTTTGAATATTACGGTGGCGTCAGTCACGTCACCGTTCCCGACTGCTTGAAGACCGGCGTCGTCAAATGCCATCTGTACGATCCGGATCTGAACGAAGACTACGCGTACTTAGCCGCGCATTTTTCCACGGCTGTCGTTCCTGCTCGTGTGAGGCGCCCACGCGATAAAGCAATCGCAGAGGGACTCGTGAAAATCCTCTCCCGCTACTTCCGGTTCCGCTTTCGTCGCTCCCGATTTACGTCGATTGCCGAGATCAATCGAGCGCTGATGGTGTGCGTCGAGCGCATCAACGACCAGACCCACCGTCGCTTTGGCGTCTCGCGCCGCGAGCGCTTCGAGAAGATCGAGAGAGCCGCGCTCAAGGTCTTGCCGAGCGTGGAATACGACGGCGGGGAGTGGAAGTCGGCGAAGCTGCACCCGGACTGTTACCTCGCCGTGGACGGTGATTATTACAGCGCACCGCATATCCATCGCCACAAAAGGCTACGAATCAAGCTCACGGAGCACCATGTGGAGATCTTCCTCAATCTCGAGCGCCTGGCGATCCACCCGCGCTGTCGGCAGAAAGTGGGCCGGCGAATCAGGATCCTCGAGCATTTCCCAGAGAACTCGATCGCGTTCTACGAGGCGACGCCGCAGAAGTTACTGTCGCAGTCGCGGTTTATCCATCCCGAACTCAATCGGTTGTTCGTGGAGCTGTTCAACGCCGACGTCTACGCTCATATCCGTCGCGCCATGGGCTTGGTCTGCGCGTGCACCAAGGAGATCAGTCGCGCAGGCCACGCCCTGGCAAGCGAGCACATCGGCGCCGCCATCGCCACCATGCGTCGCTACAACCGCATCCGCACGCCGTACTTCCAGGAGTTACTCAAGCAGGCGCGCAATCAGTCGACTAATCCGCAACCGACCCGCGAGATCGTACGCCGGCCCGGCAATCCCTTCCTTCGGTACGTTGGCGGCGCCGCGCTGCAGGCCACTGACGAACCTTCCAACCCACCGACTGCAGTGCAGGAGAAATTGCCGTTATGAGTATCGCCATTGCCAAGAACCACATGGCCGAGATGAACATGCTCGGCATGCTGGCTGTCTTAGATAAAACCCTGACCGAGGCCACCCGGGATAAAATCAGCTACACCGAGTTCGCCGATATCTTGTTGCAGGCGGAAGCCGACTACCGCCAGGAACGCAAAGCCGTCAATCGCATCAAAGCCGCCAAGTTCACCGTGCGTCCTGCGTTCGAAGACTTTGACTTCACCGCGAAACGCTCGATCACGAAGGCGCAGATCAAGGAGATCTATACTCTCGGATGGCTCAACGATGCCCGTCCACTGCTACTCATCGGCGAAACCGGTGTCGGCAAAACCTTCATCGCCCAGGCGGTCGGACTGCACGCCTGCGCCAGCGGGAAATCGGTGCTCTACATGAGTATCACCGCGCTCCAGGAGAATCTCGCGATCGCCCGCTCCAGTGGCACTTACCTTCGATATCGCGGCAAACTCGCCAAGTTCGACTTGATCATCTTTGACGAGATGGGCATGCGGAAATTTACGGCGACCGAAGCCCAAGATCTGTGCGAAATCATCGAAGAGCGATCGATCAACAAGTCCATTGCCTTTACCTCTCAGCTCCCCGTGGATCACTGGAACGAAGTCATTCCAGATACCGTCATCTTCGATGCCATCCGGGACCGACTCGAGCACTCCGCACTCACCATCAACATCACCGGCGAGACGTATCGAGGCGTCAAAGCCAGAAAACTTGCCTCAAGGAAAAAGGACGCGTAGAACTCTCAAACCGCGGCTCCGCCGGTAACCCATGCAAGGTGGGTCCATTTACCCGAAACCGGGCGGGTCCATTACGCGAAATCGTGCAGCTTGATCCCCGGTATGTCGATGTGTGCCTTTCGCGCTGGATGGCCTTGACGGGCCAACAGCCGATCCATATCGGCACTCATCACACTTTCGATCAGCTGCGGCAATCCCGCCTGTCGACGGTGATTCCGGTGGAGACCTGCGCATGAGCGTCGATATCATCCAGAAACCGGATCCGGTGGGATATGGCCAGCCGCCTAAGGCGCATCAATACCAACCGGGGCATTCAGGGAATCCAAAGGGGCGACCCAAAGGCGTCAAGAACTTATCGACCGACGTCGCCGAGGAGCTGTCCGAAAAAATCCCGGTCACTGAGCACGGCAAGTCCTACAAAATCACAAAACAACGCGCCCTCATCAAGACCTTGGTGGCGAAGGGCCTCAAGGGCGATATGCGTGCGGCAGCCCAGATCATTGGCCTCACCCCCATGGCCGAGCAATCGCGGCAGGCCGCTTTGGCCCAAAAGACCTTGAGCGCGCCTGACCGAGACATCTTAGCGGCGCTGCGCAGCCGCTTAATGGAGGAGATCAGTCAGAGCCCGCCGGAGAGCAAAAATGAGTGACCAGGACATTGTGAATGCGGCCCTTCGGACCGATCTTTCATTGCTCATTCAGCGGGTTTTCGCCGAAGTGTCCCCCGGTGAGAAGTATCTGCGCAATTGGCATATTGATGCGATGGCGCACGCATTGGCCCAGGTTGTCGATGGAACGATTCAACGTCTCGTCATCAACATTCCGCCGCGACACATGAAATCGATAGCCGCAAGCGTTGCGCTCGTCGCCTATATATTAGGTCACGACCCGAGTGCCAAAATCATTTGTGCCAGCTATTCGAGCGATCTTGCTCTGAAGCTCCACAATGACACGCGCCGGGTGATGACCTCGGTCTGGTACCGCGCCCTGTTTCCTGGTACGGTCCTGATTAAAGAAACCCAAGATACGCTCACGACGAGCGAACAGGGCGGTCGCTGGGCGACCTCCGTCGGTGGCGCGCTGACCGGGTTGGGCGCCAATTACCTCATCATCGATGATCCGAACAAGGCCGATGATGCGAGCTCTGAAACGAAACTCGCAAGTGCCATTCTGTGGTTCCAAAATGTGGCCGCTACGCGACTGAATAACCCCAGCACCGATTGCATCATCATCGTCCAGCAGCGCATTCACGAAGATGATATCAGCGGCGCGTTGCTAGCGGCCGGTGGCTGGACGCATCTGAACCTGCCCGCTATCGCGGAGCAGCCCGAAGAGATCGCGATTGGGAACGGCAAAACCCACTTTCGAAAACGCGGCGATGTGCTGCATCGGGAGCGCATGTCACGACCACTTCTGGATCAAATGCGCTCCGAGATGGGATCTTTAGCCTTTGCCACTCAATACCAACAAATGCCAGGACCTGCGGGCGGATCCATCATTCAAGAGGCTTGGTTTACGTCGTACGACGAATTACCCGACTATGAACTGAATGATCACGTCATCCTTCAGAGCTGGGATACGGCGCACACGGCGAAACCGAACAGTTGCTTCTCGGTGTGCACGACGTATCTGTACTGCAACTACCACTTCTATCTGATCGACGTCTGGCGCGAAAAAACGGAGTTCACCCGGCTAGCGTATGTGATACCGGCGCTGGCCGAGGAGTTCAATGCTCATATGGTCATTATCGAGAACTCCGGGCCCGCTCAAGTCCTAATCCAGACGCTGAAGGAACGAGAGCCCGAGCGTTACCGTTGG